TGTTATTGTAGCACCTGTAATAGTCGGTGCTGTTAATACTTTATTTGTTAAGGTTTCATTACCTGTCAAAGAAACAAAACTGTCGCCTTGTAAAGCAGTATTAAATTCTGTCAAACTACCTGTGATAGTATTATTTCCTAAATCAATTGTTTTAGTTGTAAGTGTATCTGTAGATGTTCTAGCAACTAAAGTATCTGCACCTGACGGTATCGTAACCGTACCACCATTTGTGATTGAAGCAATAGTTGGAGTTGTTAAAGTTTTGTTTGTTAAAGTATCTGTAGTAGCTCTTCCAACAATAGTATCTGTACCAGTTGGAAATGTTAAATCAGATAAGGCTGTACCATTACCTAATTTAGTATAAATTTCATTAAAGTTATCATTAATTAAATCACCACCAGCTCGTATTGTAGAACCTGAACCGTCATTTGCTGAAGAACCGATATTAATTGTTTGTTTTGCCATTTTTTATCTCTTAATCTTTAATATTTATAATGCTTTATGGTGTAGTTGCGTCAAATTTCTTAGCTGTTGTATCAAATGTTGTAGTAGTTATATCGAATGAGAATACATCACCAGTTAATGTAACTATTGAAGGATGAGCAATGTATGTCTTTAAATTGTCATGGTTTTCGTAATCTGATATTCTAAACCTATCACCATTTAAAGGATCATTTAATCCTATAATTCTATGTTCGTCCCAAGCTGCAAAAGTTGGTGGCATAACGTAAGTACCATTTGTCGAAGCCGCAGCTGTAGAGTTATCTGGATGACCACCTGAATATATGTTTGAGGCACTAAATGGATTATTGTAAATATCCAAAGATTTTAATCTAGGTCCAGCATATGCAAAACCAAATTTATATTGTTGACCTCTAAATTCAATAGGCACTAAATTTTGCATTTGAATATTCATTTTGTGAACTAGAGTCAAATCTCTTGTATTTGATGTAAAGTGGTCACTTGTACTATCAGTAAAATCTGGTGCTATACCTAATTTTGCATTACTTCTCAAAGTTGTACCATCATCTTCCGTTCCTAATCTTCTACCAAATATTGTAGAGAATAGAGTATTGATAATATTGAAGATAGGACTTTCTTCTAATCCTGATGATATACCTTTTACACTTGTTGCTATCTGAGCACTTATTCTAGTTGCTAAGTTAACTTGACCTGTAAAATAAAAACCTGCTGTGTGCATTGTCTTTTTAAATGAATCTCTCCAGTCATTAATAGTACGACCAACTTTTATGATATAAGAAAAGTCCTGATACAATAAACTATCTTGTATTTTCATTGTAGTTTCTGAAATATGACCATCTTGGTTTAAGAAAGTACCAAAAGTATCTGCAACTGTACCAACAGTCATTGTTGCTGTACTTTGGTCAACTTGAATAGTTGTAGCTGTTGCTGAGTTTGATGATGTAATTGTACTATCATTAGCAAAAACACCAGTAGCGTCTTTTACTTTTAAAACTTGTGTTGAAGAATTATAGAGTACTATTTCGGCAGTAACAGTAGTTGAGTCTGCTGACAATCCTGTAATTGTATCACCAGCTTGTAAACTACCACTTAAATCTCTTATTAATATGTAAGCAGGTAAACTTAAAGTAGGAGGCGATGGACTATTTTCATAACCTACACCAGATTCAATTATTTTTAATTCTTGTACTTTACCTATTTCTGTTCCGTATGCAAAGACAGTAGCGCTTGAACCGTTAGTATCATCAACTGTAACTACAGGCAATGATTGATAGTTTGAACCTTGATTAATTATTCTTAGGTCTGTTATATCACCTGCGCCATTTTCTTGTACAATTTTATTTCCTGTGTAAGAATCTCCTCTTACAGTTTCATCTTCTAAAACAATATGATCTTCGGTTGATGATGTACTTGTTTCAATTGTTAAACCACCATTGACAACTGCAACTTTGGCCTCAGCAGAACCTCCACCTGTGCCTGTGTTATTAAATACTAAATCATCACCGATTTTATAATTTGTTCCACCATCATCTACATAAAGATGATTAATTGTTCCTCTACCAATTGTGTCTACTTGAACTACAGCACCCTCACCACCAGCTGTTAACGATACTAAATCGTTTACTTGATAGTTTGCACCGTCATTTGTTAGTGTAATAGAATCTGGAATACCTGTTAAATTAGCTTTTATATAAACATCTGAATCGTCTGATATTGTTCCTCTAATTTCTTCACCTGTAGTAAAAGTACCTTGGATACTTTCTGCATTTAAAATAAATTCAGTAACTTCATTTGCACCAATTTGAAATTTAAATACATTTTCTATTATAGCAGTTGCTTCGGAAGTTTGTCCCTCAATTGTTCTACCAACTAAAGTACTTGTATCACCTTTCGTAGCAATACATCTAACTATTTTATTTGTATTCCATTTACCATCAGAGGTTTTTAATAACTGTTCTCTTGGATAGATTGTTTCTGATTCTAATCCAAATAATAATCTAAAAAATACTTCATGTCCTCTGTTAGTACCTTTTGTTCTATAAAGTGATTTGATATTTTTAATTAAATTTCTTTTATCAACATTATCATCTAAATTTTCTGGTAATGTATTTAAAAATTCATTTCTAAATTTAGTTAAGAAATTTGAAATAGCCTTATCTGGATCTTTAAAAGCTAAAAGTTGTTGAATGGTCTCTACAGGATTTGGTCTGTAATTATTAATAACAGCACTTGCGTTTGATGAAGCACCTAAGATAGTTTCATCCATTACAAATTTGTTTTGTGATGATATATACAATCTACCATTATCTAAGTCTTCAACTAAAACAGTAGCTGTTGCACCTGAAGTTTGACCTGTTACAGTTTCACCTCTTGTAAATTTACCAAATGCTGATGATTCTAAAATTACTTTATCACCTGAATCTAATTGTGTAATATCTGTATCAATACGAGAGCCATCTAGTATTAAAGAATTTTCTTGGTTAGTTTCTGTTTCTAATAAAATACCCTCAGTAGTCTGTACACTTGTTACAGAAATCTCTGCTGATTCCATAAAAGTATAATACGATTTTAGGAACTCTAAAAATTTAGGATGATCTTCAAGTACAAATTCAGGTACTTGTTTATCTAAGAGATTGGATATTTTATCAGTAAATTTTGCCATCTGATATTATCTCCTAATAACTACTTGATGTCGTATAACCTACACCTGCGTCAGCAGAACCTCCAACGAAAGTGTCTGCTTCAACTGTTATTATTGAATTAGCTGTATCTATATTTAAAATTTGGTCTCTTACAGGTACTACGTCATTTGATTGTGGTGTAACTGTCAACTCTATGACCGTTGAAGCTGCACCTCTAATATTTTCTATAGACGCAACATTTAAAGAGTTAAGTGTTACTTGACCTGTTGTATAACTAATTGTACCTTGTGTGTTGTTAGCATAAATTCTGATAGAACCTGATAAACTGTATCGTCTAATATTTCCTTGACCATCATCATCTAAGAAAAATATTGTAGATGTATCACCATCAACTTTAAAACCTGTTGACTCTAATATACCACCCATTGCTGAATTATGTCCAGAGTGTGGATTATATAATGCGTTTCTAAAATAAATGTCATATCTTGTTGAAGCATTTAGTGTTGGTGTAAAAGGTTTTCTAACTTTGATAGTTGTAATATTTGAAACAATACTAGCGTCTGCTGAATCAATTAAAGATGAAACTTTTGAAAATCTAAAAAGACCATCAAATTGTTGTAAAGTATTTGTATTGTAAGTTGATAAAGAAGTAAGAACATTTGATTTTAGAGTAGCTGATGTTTTAGTAGTTAATTTTTCATCGTACTTAACATTACTTGTCAATAATATATCTGTTGTTTCTGCGTCAACTATTTGTGGAGAAACAGAGGCAACGTTATATTTTTTTAATTGTGTTTTAATACTTTCTTTAGTAATATTTGTTAAAGTAGAACCTGATTGAGGATTTATTGCAATCTTAACAACACCGTAAACAGGATTTTCATCGTCTTCACCACCCCATGCACTTACTGATCTTGCATTAGGATAAATTGTTTTTACTATTGTTTCGTAATCTGAAGTTGTTACAGCTCTATCTTGTGCTGAATAACTTAATGGTGCATTAAATCTAATTGATTCTTTTGATTGTGCCTCAGCACCACCTTGTGCATTTGAATTTGTTGTTATAGATACGTTTGAAAAACCACCAATATCGCCAGACAATTCAAAAGTAGAAGCACCATTAGCTTCAACTGAATTACTTACAATATACTCTAAAGTTATTATGTTACCGTCATCTAATTTTTTACCAATTACATTATCACCAAAGTAAACTTCAAATTTACCTTCGTCTGTTTCTTGTAAAAAATAAACTTTTGATGTACTTGAAACAGATGTAACACCTGTTGCTAAAATGTAAGTGTTTGTAGTTGTATCAGTTACAGAATTTTGTACAGTTACTTTTAAAGTTGTTGTATCTGCTCTGTTACTTGGTATAGTAAATTTTTGGTCTGGATCATTAGCGTCATTTGTATATTTAAAATTAACTAAAGTACCTTCGTAAATTTTTAAGTTTTCAAATTTATATACACCATCGATAGGATTAATTGCAACTGATTCATTATTTAAAAATTGATATGATGTATTATTAATTGTAGTAGTAAAAACTGTACCCTTAGGCATTGTAACAGTTGAACCTGTTGCGTTGTTTACTTCTACAGTTATGTCTGCTATTGATGTTCTAAGAGATGTTGGTGTATAACCTAACATCTTAGCTAATGATACAATATTTTTTCTTATGTCAGCACTATCTAAATATGTTTCATTAACTAACATATTGGCATTGAAACCAAGATAGTGTGTATTGTAAGCTAGTGTGTCTAATAGAATTGAAAAACCAGAACCTTCAAAATCATAATCTTGGAACTCTGATTGACCTTGTAAAAATATTTTTAAATTTGATTTGATATTATCAAAATCAAAATCGGATACTGTTAGTTTATTGGACGCCATTTACTTACCTAATTCTTTGTAGTGTTGTTGTAACAGAAACCGGATTTGGTAAATTCAACACATAAAAATTTACTACTATGTCTATTCCGTTTCTATCAGGTTGTTCATTTACACCGATAGATGTAACGTTTGCTCTTGGCTCAAAATTGGTTAATACTTCTTCAATCTTTCTTCTAATGAAAATACCAGTCATTGGTGTAAAGTTTTCAAATAACATATCTCTTACACCACAACCTAATTCTGGATGAAAAGGTCTTTCATAGAATTGAGTATTAACTAAATTCTTAACACTACGCTTTACAGCTTCAACATCTTCTATCTTTACTACATCATTTGTAACAGGATGTCTTGTAAAGTCTAAGTCAAGGTCTACATAGGACCTAACAGACCTTTTACTTTTATTAGTGCTAGAAGCGTCATAGTTTGCCATATTAGTAATATTTATAATGATATTACAAATTATCCTGCAAAAACATTACCAGAACCGGTAGCAGCTGAGTTAGGTATCCATGAACCATGTCCACCTGTTCCGTCACCTTTTCTATGAACACCAATGCCGTTTACAAATACAGTTGATGAACAACCGACAGCAGGATCACCACATGACGTAGCGTCACCTTTTCTAATAGTATTAGCACCATTAGTAATTACATTTGTAGAACCACCTGTATAAGATGTTTTATGAAAAGGGTTTGGTGTAGGACTAGCATGACCTACATGACTATCTGTTCCTGATCTAACAATACCCGGCATTTTTATCTAGCCAATTTCTCTTTTAATGCTAATCTACGTTTTTCTTGTAAAATTGATTGTCTTAATTTTCTACCAATTGGTATCATAATAGAATGACACATCTCTTTACCTTTTTTACTGATATATTCAACGCTGATTTCTCTATCCTTAAAATCGCCTTGTACAGCTCTTACTGCTTTCTTTAAACTTATGTCTTCTTTTTCTTTTTCAACGCCTTCAGCGTTCCAAAACTTAAATATTCTCATTTTTGGCATAATTAACTTTCTATATTATATTTTTCTTCGTCAATATACGAATCACAACGACAATGACTACAACAAAGTATTAAAATGTCTTTATTATCACCATCTTTGTGTTCCTGTGTACAGGATGTTCCACAATGGCACTCATGTCCGCAATTTTGACAATTTTTCATTATAAACCTATTTATATCAGTACTGACAGCTGACATTTGCAGCTCGCCACTCTGTTTCATTTAAATTTTCTACGTTTTCCATAGCTGATTCGCCGATTCGCTCTAAATCCGGTTTAATTTTGCAATTTTCACGCATTCCTGAGCAGGAAATAATGAAAAAGAACAAAATGAGAACAAAATAATTCATAAATCGTTGATTTTACTCGCTTTTTTCTGCTATTTTTTTGATTTTTTCGCTTGACTTTAGTTTCTTTTTCTGGTATAGTATATGTATATTATGAAAAAAGACAAAAAAACACTAAAAACAAGAATTTTAGAAGCCAGACAAAGAAATTGCTTGACTCTTCTACAAATTTTTGATATAATATTATTAACAAACAACAAAAAGGAGACTCACTATGGGTAAAGTAAAACAATGGGCTTGGGACGAAGCCGAAAAAGCAGTTGATAAGATAATCTTACAAGTTAAACAAAATCTTATCACTAAAGAAACAGCTAAGATCGATATTATGAATGTACAAAATGTTGACTTATGCGATATCGATGAATTTAATGTTGATGAAGTTATTGACATGGAATTGGAGAAAGCTTAATGAATAATTTTTTTAGTATTACAGCTATTCTATCTGCAATCTTAGCCGTTGGTGCTATCGATGATTGTAAAGGCGCTTGTGCCGGTAACGAGAACTGGATGGTTTTCGGAATAATGGTTGCCATTATGTTGGTTTCTGTTATAATGACTATATTAACTATGAACAAAAAAGGACAATAACACTATGATTAAAGTATCACAAAAATGCGAAACACTAGACGAAGGAATTAAATTCTTAATGGCTGGTGCAAAAGCCGACTATGTTGCAATG